GCTCTATAAATGACTTAGGGGTAATACTCATAATCTCTCTAAGGTTTTTAGTAATACTCTTAAAGTGTTTAGATGGTCGCCTACCTTTCCCTTTGTTACTCATTATACAAACCTCCCCACACAGTGATAATGTTTGAACAAGCAACCAATGTCCCGCTCACCTTCACGGTTCTTTGCGATCTTGTAAATGAGTTCGGTGTAAGCACCCTTTTCGTCAATTCCCTTGGATGATTCCGTATCCCCGTTGCGAGGATACATAAGTAAAACGACATCAGCATCGTTCTCAATGTCCCCAGAATCCTTTAGATCGTATAAGCTCAAGCCACCTTCACGCCTAGCCCCTTCACGGTTGACTTGAGCGAGCAATATAACAGCGACATCAAGCTCCAAAGCCATCTGCTTGATCCTATGGGATATTTTAGCGATGCCTTCAGCCTTGCCCATCTTTGGGTTGAAGGGAATAAGCTGTAAGTAATCAACAACTATAAGCTTTACACCCATTTTTTTAACCATGTTCCGTGCTTGACCCGCAAGGTCGTCCGCACTCTTAACAACATGAGAAGTATAAATCGGCATATCGTTTAGCTCCTCATTGAACTCTTTAAACTTCTTAGCTCGCTTCTGTCCAACCTCGCTTTCATTGATGGTCTTATAATTGATTCCAGAAAGGGTTTGTAGCATACGCTTGGTAACTTGCTTTTTGGGCATCTCAAAGGAAAAAATGGCTACCCCCTTTTTCTGTCTCTTCGCGGCGTTCAACGCTATGTTCAAAGCTAATGCGGATTTACCGCAGGAAGTAGGTGCCGCAATAGTAACAACCTCACCAGCCGCAATACCTCCGCTACCAAGCATAACGTCTAAGCGTCCTATGTTCGTGGTTACAACATCCGCCTCAAAGTTACCGCTTGCTATGGCATCAATCTCCGCACTTATTGCATCCGTAGCAGTAGATAGATCCAGCTCAGTGGTGTCCACACGGATGTCAGCGTTCAAGTCTGATTCTAATTCCGCCTTGATTTCATCGGAACTAGTAGCTTCACCTTCAGCCTTTTCCCTAGCCAATCTGCAAGAGCGTATGACATTGCGTAGTTTAGATTTTTCGGCTACGGTTTTAGCACAGAAAGCAAAGTCCAAGGGAGTAGTGACCTTGTCCATTAACCGCATCATACCTACAACGCCCCCTATCTCATCGGTTCCATTGACTGACTTGATGTACTCCATCGCGGAGACTTCATTTAGGGGCTGGTTGCTATCGCATACCGATTTTACCGCACCGAAAAGTATCTTGTGCCTTAAATGAAAAAAATCATCTGGGGAAACTATGTGGCTAATCTCATCATAGTAACTTCCGTCCTCGGAGTTAATGCAAGTTGCTATAACTTTTTCTTCAGCTTCTAAATTATGGGGTGGTGCTATCGGTTCGTTTGTAATCATTTCGTTCCTTAATTTGGTTTAGTATTTGGTTTAGCGATTTGAGAAATATTCCTATCTCATGCCTTTTTTTAGCCCCTTGGGCTTCGTCAATGACATTCAATGCCATCGTTGCCAGTTCGTCAATCTCTTTCATTTAGTCCTTCTAATTTGAGCATAAAAAGCCCCCCAAGATTTACTCAAGGGGGGCAGTTTTTTTACTTGCCTCGTTCCAACATCCCCAAAGCAATCAAAGAATATCCGATTAAGTCACGGAATATATCTTTGTCTTGGTCACCGATTGACTCAACCGCTAGGGTTCCATCAGCACACAAGGCTTTAGCTCGTTGGAATTTATCTTGCATACGAATGCAGATTCCAGTTAAAGGGGGTACCCCGAATTCAACTGATTGATCAAAATTTGCAAACGGATTATTGCAAGAGTTACCGCCAGTATAATCGGTATTCTTCTTGGCAGTTAGGGCGAGTATCGCGTCAACTTCTTGTTGTCGGAACTCACTCCACCACTGCTTGTCGTAAATTTTCATCTTCAGTGAATCGGAATTCATCCTTAAAATGGTGCTTCGTCGTTAGTAGGCGTGGTAGGCACGTTGGGGGTGCTGTGCCCACCGCTAACATCCACCTGCTTATCTTCTGGGGCGTAGTCACAAGCAAGACTAAGCATCGGTTGCCCGTTCTTAGTACTACGCTTCCAACCTTTTAGGTAATAAACACCCGCTTTATCCACAGTAATCTTACCAGAATAATCGGGGTGGCTTTCTTTCTCCTTGCGGTCATTAATAAAAAGACCACCAGAGTTCATGTATTTATTTTGTTCGGACATAATTTTTAGAATCCTTGGGTTTGTGTTATTGTTGTTTTGGGAGAGTCCTTGCCATGCTTGTTAGTAGCATCGGGGTCTTTGGTATCGTCAATAGCAAAGAGAGCGTTTAAAGCATACTTTCTTGCGTAGGAACTAGCGGAGCCAGTAATCTGAGCTTCGTCCATTCCTTTTTTGCTTTCCGTCTCACGAGCGAATGCTTGTGCATGAATCGCTTGATCCGAAGTACTATCTACCAGAGAAGCATTTGATTTAACATATACTCTACCGCAGATTTCAACGATGTCATCGTTTATTAAAAGGGAGCAATCCCAAACATTTAATAAAGGCTTTACGGCGTTTAATATATCTTCGGCACTTCGGTAATTATAACCACCGAACTTATTGGTTTGTCCCTTAGGGGCTTTCAAAGAGGATTGTATCCACTGTAACTTTTGGCGTATGTTTTTTGCCTTATTATTTTGTTCGCTCATATTTTTCTTTTGTTAATTTGCGGAATAATTCCGCCCTATGTTTTTGGTTAGAACACTTGTCAAGTTCGTCTTGAGTAGCATTCATGTCCTTGAGAGTCTGAGTTTGCTCGGCACTTGTCAACTTGTTTTTGAATTTATTTTTAAGTTGATTAAGACCAGCGTAGTGCAGGATGCCTTCATCCCTTTGTTCAAGGTACCCCGATATTGCCTCAAGGGTAACGGGAAGAAATTCTTTATCCCCCTTGCACATCCCTAAATAAAAATTTTCTATCTTACCGATCAAACTGTTTGCTTGTCGGGATATTACGCCTCGCACCATTCCCGTCTGATGGTCGTGATCAACCACCCAATCGTCACCCTTGGTGCATAATATTGGGCAACAGGTGGGTTTGTTCTTTTCTCGGTAGGCTTTGATCTTGCTTTGCGGTAAGTAGCTCATAGCGAATTAGTCGGTTCTCCGTTTATCACGGATATTGATTGCTTAAGCACTCGTTTTTCTTCGGACAAGTCCTTACGTTGTTGTTCCATTCGCTCAATTTTAAAACTGAGTACCCTGCTTTCAGCACGGATCATTTCAATTCTAGTTTGAAGCCGTTCCAGTTGCGAGTCCATTTTTTATATTCCGTTTCCAACGGTAGTAGGTTGTTGTGTGGACACCGCACTCATAACAAGCGTGTTTAATGGGGTACCCGTTTTTGATAAAATATTCTATTTCATGAATCGTGTCGTGCCGATCTTCCTCAGTCAAGCAGTATGCTCCTTCGCGAAACTCTATCGGTTTTTCAAGTTCATCACATTCTTTCTGCAATCGCTCGTTGGTTTCGTATTCCTTAGAGATTCTTTGCTCCGCCCAGCTTATAAAATTACTGATACTATCCGCACTCGCCATCCGTTATGTCCTCCACATTTAAAATGATTCCAGTTCCGCCTCTTTTGAAATGAACCAATTTGTCTTTACCTTGGTTTCTGGACAACATTAGACGAACCGCATCCTTGGCATTGTGTGCCCACTTAATCGCATTGCTTGTGAAGTCACTTGGCATATCATTTCTTTTGTATGTTATTTTGTACTCTCTCATTTTATGACGGGCTTCATTCGCTTTGCCCAATAAATTTTACTAGCTAGTTTGGCGTTTTTTATTCCCCAGTCCATTTCTTCTGGAGTCCATGTGCGGTGGTGGTGTTGCTTGGTTTCGCAGTCCACAACGACGCTTATACAATACGGTAGGTAATCTAACTCATGCTCCTTCATAAGCATCCATGACTCAATAGCTAACTGCTCGCAGTCCTTAGCATAGGTCTTAGCCTTTCCTTTTGTGTTTGTTCTGCACTTGTAGTCAGCCAAAAACAGGGTACCATCAGCGTCGCTCCCAAGAAAATCCACAGAACCAGCTATCTTAATATAATTGTTTGAGGTTAGCTTTTCGCAAGCAATAGGGGTTACCCCATTTTCAATAACCCAATCATAAAAGGGGGTACCCCACTCGTCGTAGTCATAGTTGTGAGGGCATTCCCGTTTTCGGTCATATATCAAAGAATTAATCATGTCTTCAATAGTTTCGTGTACCGAAGTCCCGAATTCCGAGCTTTGGATTTGCTCACCCGTGGCTGGATGAGTTCTAGTCCCGTAGGTTAGCCTTTCAATCTCCTGCCAAGAGTTCCCCGCCCCCTGCCTCGTTAATTCGTACATCATTCGGGGCTTATAGATTGAATCCAAAAACTCATCTTTGATTATACCTAGCACTGTCGTTACTGATGGATAAACATGGGAGCCTTTCTTCTTGGCTTGGTGGGGGGTACCCACTTCTGGTTCAAACTTCGGTTCGTCTTTGCAGTTATAAAAGTGAGCCATTATTTTTTAATCTTTCTATGTTGTAGGGTTAGTAGGTCGTTGGTCTTTATCATTGAAATTAAATCCCTGTTCGTTTTTCTGTTATATACTTTGTAAAGGGCTTCCCTTGCTGTGTGAACATAACTATCCTTATCGCAAAGAAGATCAGCTAATTCAGCAAGGTCTTTTTGGCGTACCATAATGTAATGATCCGCTTGCTCAAATGCAATGAAGTCCTGCTCGCCGTAAACCCACCCGTGATTACCTAGGGTGTTCTTAAACTCAATCCAAATAGTATCTGGAGATTTTTTGCCGTGTCTGTTAACACGCTTCATTGCTTTGACATCAATGGTACCCGCACTACAAACCCAATCAATGTGCTTGTATTGTTGTTCTTTCGTAGCCTCCTTTACATCCGTGTAAATGCCCTCTAATAGTTTTCCAAACTCTTTTTCGCAAGCGTCTCCCTCTTGCCAGCACTGGGCACCTACCCACTTTTTGTATGTGGATAGGTCAGACTTATTGTAACCCGATTCAAAATCTAATTCGGGCATTATAGTTCCTCCATATCCATTAAGTAGTTAATGGCTTCGGAGAGAGTAGTGATTTCATCTACGTGATAGGGGTAAGTTACGAGCAAAGTAGAATTCCCCCAAATCTCAACGCCTTCATCCTTGCCGTCAACATCCTGTGCCCAGTCAAGGCTTAGACGCATTTTTGCGAAGTAATCAAACAACTCCGAATGTGATCTAGAGGGTACCCTAGTTTTTATTCGCAAGGCATATTGATTGCCATCGCAAAGGTCAACGGAGTAGCAATCCGTAAAAGACCCCCACGGTGTAAGCTTTAATACAATCTCATCGTCAGCGATCCCATCCTTGGGAACGTCGGGGTACGTGTATAATTTTAGGTTCTTTTCCATTTTGTTCCTTTCTTTTAGTTGTTGTTTACTTCTTGTGCTGGTTCAAGTGGTACCCACCCGAAAGCAATAGAGTCCTCAAT